GTAGAGGGCTCTCAGATGCCCGATACTACCCAGCTCTTGGAGGTGCTGTGCGAGCGCCTCCTGGAGGACTCAGAGGAGTCCTCATACGCTACCCGCATCACTTTTCCAATGGAACTGCGCGTGCACCACGCACCGCCGATCCGAGTTGGATATTGTGCCATCCTGAATGCACCTGCATTCCAGGTCGAGATCTCGTATTGGGAACCTTCACTGTTCCTGACCTATGGTTCTCTCGAGCGGGAGATTTTAAACTCCTGCTTCCCCGATCCATTTTTCGCTTCACTTCTGAAGATGATGGCGAATTTGTGTTCCACGCCCGTGGTTCACACCCAAGCGATCCGCCAATTACAATCCCTGTTGTTGTTGGCAATTACGAAGAAGCGAGTCTTTTTGTACACAAAAGCTCAATTCCTTCGCTTGTTGGATCCGCAGCGTTTGTTACCTTCTTGGTGGCTGCGCTAGTGTACTTCGTCCTCTGGCTTCTTGAACGCCAGATGACTAGGCAAGTCTTGGAGGACTTCCTTTCTACACGGTTGGAAACAGTCCCTGAGCCCCTGGGCAACCCCGTGTTGTCCAAGGAGGGTCCTGCGGCTCCAAAACCGCAGAGTGGCGTCAAGCCAAAGAACCCGAAAAAGACGCCGAAGGGTGCGAAACCCAAGACCGTTCCCAAGAAGGGAAAATCGGCGCCGCCCAAACAACCAAGTAAGGGCGCAAAACCAAAATCCTCTGTTCCTGGGCCGAAGAAAGTTTTTATGGAACTCTCTGACTCAAAGCTCCAGACCGAGGTTCCCACGGACAGTCCTCTGGTGGCCTGTCCTACGGAAGACAAGAAAGCCTTTCCTGGCCTTTTGTCTCTATGGCTCCAAATACCAGTAGGCGATTCTAAAGTCTACCATGGCGGGGCCTGCCTCGTGAAGTTTGATAAATTTTCACGAATCGGCGGTGAAGATAGTCCATGTGGCGGCCTTGCGCTCATCATGACTATGCACCAAGCCAGTCGCATAGGAAACGTCAACAATCTTTTCCTTGTGGCAGGCCACGACGGTGACCAGCGTGTCTATCGTTGTAGCCGCGAGTCTTTTGAGATCAGCAACTGGTCTCTCAGCTCGCAACCACAAAGCCCTTACGGTGACGTCGCGGTCTTCAAAGTGCGCGACGCTGCCCTTCAGGCAAGACTTGGCATTTCAGCCGCGAAACCCGCGTCTGCAGCGCCAGGGCAGGTGTACATGAAATGGTCCCCAGATGGGAGATCCTTTCATTACACTTTTTCCCCTAGCGAGGTTCGTCCAGACGGTTTGCTCATCCAGCATTATTGTCACTCGGACCGCGGCGCCAGTGGGAGTCCCCTTTACCGAAAAGTGAATGGGGTGCCCATGGTCGTAGGCATCCATACCTCCGGCCAGAGAAACGCCAGCCAGAACTTTGCTACTGCACTGGCTTATCTCCTCCGCAAAGACTTCCAACTTCGATGCAACCGCAAAGAAATGGAAGTCTCCTCCAAACTCACTCGTGAGACCCCACCGTGGGTGGTCATGGGTGTGTCCTACGGGCTTTACAACAAGCTCCGGCAGGAGGGTGTCATAAACGAAGATGGTGACCTTTTGTTCGATGATTTCGAAGAATCCGGCCATGATCATGAAGGAGACGAGTATGATTCATACCAATATGGTAATGACTCAGAGGGTTTCGATGAAGACGTTTATGACCTTGGCGCTTACGGAAACGTGGAGGAGGAGGCCCCGCGTCGTTTGCCTTCCTTCGCCCGCATCAATAAAGAGATGCCGGATCTTCACGAGACACAAACTGCGGGGGTTAACGCCCCTGCGGCGCTCCCAACCTTTTGGTTGGAAGCTAACGAGAAGTACAGAACCACTGTTCCAGCTTCTCGTTGGGATCCCAACACTTGGGATCCAGCGGCTGCCCACGCCTATTTAGCTTCGGCTACGTATGGCTTCATAGCCCCGGAAGACCCGAAACCCCTCAATGAGGTGGCCACGGTCTGGACCGTTGGTAAACTGGAATTTATTGCCAACGTCAACCATAAACGGAAGTCCCCAAGCGTTCTTTACCAGAAGGCTTTGCTTGAGGATACTCCCATCACCGAAAAGCTTCGTGGCTTTGGCCACCCAGTGAAAGGTGAGCGAGCGGAAGTTCGGTCCATACTTTTCCAAGCTGGACGCGTAAATCTCGAGGCGGAATCCCTTTCGCTGTCTGAGATTGATCGCGCGGTGGATCTCCTGTTGGAGACCTACCCCGACTTCCAGGTTCCGAAACTAGACGACGAGAGTCTCAAACTCGCGATCGTTGAAGTTATGAGCCGAGAGGTGGTTCAAAAATCCAGCCCTGGTGTACCCATGTGTCACTTCGGCTCGAGCAATCGCGAGGTTTTTGAAACCGATCCGGAGCTAGTCGCTAACGCCGCATTGCACATGTTGCAGTGTTGGCGTGATGACGACTACAGCTCAACTAAACCTAGTCCGATTGACTTAGTCAACCGCGGTGCAGCGCATCCGGTTAAGTTCTTTGTCAAGGGTGAACCACACCCTGTCCAAAAGGTTCAGGATGGTCGAATGCGACTCATCTCTTCGGTGAGTCTCGTGTTCAACATCGCTGAGCGCGTTCTTTATCGCACCATGTCGAAAAGCTACGTGAAAGCCTGGACGTCTTGTCCGAATAAGCCTGGAATAGGCTTTGACGACGCTAAGGTTTCTGACTTCGTCACCGTCCTTAAAGAATTCTTTGAGGAATTTGGTTCTATTGAATCCGATGACGTGTCTGGTTGGGACTGGTCTGTCCGCCGTTGGTGTATGAAATTCTTTGAAAGACATTGCCAACGAGCAGCGCTTCGTTCACTACCACAAAAGACTCCGGACTACCTTTGGTACTCTAGAATGGTTTCAAACCATGTCTACTGCCTCAGTTACTCCCTCTTTTGCACCTCTGGTGGCACACTCATTGTTGTCGCCATCGATGGCGTAATGATCTCCGGATCCTACGTCACCGGCCTCATGAACTCTACCATGCGCGCACACCTCAGTGTCGCGTTGGCGCCCTCAGGCGAGCCTTGCTACGCCATAGCGATGGGTGACGATTGTCTAGAGAATCCGTTGCGCAATGGTCAACGCGACTATTTACGTTACGGTTTTCGGATCACTGACAGAATTGTCTCCACTGGCTTCCCGGTGGACTTCTGCAGTCATCGCTACGAGGCCTCAGGTCCAGCTCAATTGTTGAGTTGGGGCAAGGCTCTCTTCAACCTTTTGCACAAGCCATATTGTGATATGGAGTACCAGCAGTTCTGTTACGAACTGCGCGGCAACAAGGAGTTGCCTGCCATTAAGGCTCTCCTCCATCGTATTGGTTACTTTGTCCAAGCACCCAGCCCCGCAGTTCCGGCTGTGGATATTGAATTAAACAAACTCAATATCATGAAGCACAATCCCAATAAGATTAAACAAAAGATTCGTAAAGAGGGCAAAGCCGTAGCCCTCTTAGAAAAGACCCAGGCTGAGTTGAAAGGCTCAGTCCATGAGGTCCGGCATAAATCTAGTGCTCGCAAGAGCCCTTTTGTAAACCTCCCAATGTTGCTCGGTTCAGTCGAACAACAGGAGCTATCCTGGTTGCAGTGTGTCGCCAATCCTGACATCCACGCGGCCCGGATTCCGGTGTCTCAAGTCACCGGACTCATCCCAGTTGACCTCTTTAGAAAGAGAGTGTTGGCTGAGTTGGTTACCACACCCACTAATTGGTGTGCCGCTGGTATGATTACAGATCAGTGGTATAACAATGGCCTCGGTACCTATGGCGTTCTTGCGCCTGATAGTACAAGCTCCACTTGTGCAGTTGTGACCAGTGCTCTCTATACTGGAGTTGGCCCTGGGGGAATTGTCCTCCCAGCTGGTGGGGCAGTGCCCGTTGGGGCAAGTGCCATTGCTATTGGTGATGTCTCTAGTGACATTGTCAGCAATGCACAGACTGGCACTGAGTACATTAACGTAGCGGCTATGATGCGTGTTCGCGCCAAGCTCCCAGCTGCTGCGGCTGCAGATGCCCGCTATAGCGGTACCCTGTTCGCTTTCTACTCTCGTGATCCCGAAGTTGACCCCATTCAGGGTTATTCCGTGGATCAATTGCTCGCGCAATCTCTCGAGGAGGATTCTAATATCTTCGTGCGTGAGTATATCATCACCGCCGATGGTTTGTTCGTGGCGGCTGATTCTCCATCTGGTGACCCACAGCCTTTCGTGCAAACGGTAGCTCTTCCCATTACGGTGCAAGCTTATGACTGGCAACGTGTTGGGGTTTCAAGCCATTGCACCGTTGTTCCGCCGGCCATGCCTATGAGCTTTGCGATCAACGCCCCATCCGGCACTTCCTTTGAAGTGGAGTTTATCTACGTCTGGCAGACTGAGAAATTTCCTTCTAATAAAGTTAGTGACCAGTCCAACGTAGAAGTCTCAAACCCCTACGTTGGCAGCAATACCACTGACCATTTTGGTGGTGTTGTCGGCCAGATCCCGGATCCGGCCAACCATGAATATGGCCCTGGCAGAGGTTATAGCTTTGCGGTCGATACTCTCGGCCGCCCAACTGCATCACCCGTGCCTCTTCTCAAAAGGAAGAAACGGGCCTTGCACCGTGGTGTTATCGCTCCAGCAGTTCAAAAGCTCGCTGTGGTTATGACAACCCCCGGAGCGGCGGTTCATCCCATCGTTCCAGCTCTCGCAGTAACATCCGCTGTGTCTGAGCAACCCGGTGTCCATAGGCTTATGGCCATGGATCCCTCCTCCCTTGCCAACGTTATGGCTCCAGCTCTCGGCGAGTTGGCCGCAAAGTTTGGCCCCAACGCGGCCTCCGCAGCGCACCTTGGTGTCACGCGGAAGCAACCCTTCTGGAAGAGATTCCTTTCTGGTGCTTGGGACGTCGCTAAAATCCTTGGACCGGTTTTGGCAGCGATGATTTAAACA